AGGGCCTCGAACCACCTTCTGGGGAGCAGTAGCTTGACTAAAGCTCTGCAAATGGTATCGCTTGCTGCACGAAGATCGATAGTCGCTAAATCATTGAAGAGGGACCCCAACCGGGCTAACTCTCTATGAAGGTCCTGACAGTCGTTGAGGTTTAACCCCCAACGTTTCAGACAGGCCCTAAGTAGACGACCGTACGCCATTTGATAGTGTACGTTAATCGATGGTTCCTTTCCGCAGCCACGAAGTGTGGTCGCAGATTTCGGAACAGTGAAAAAGGAATTACCCTTCACTTCACATAACTCGTGCCCTAAATCCGCCTGAGCATCGGCCCAGAGAGTAGCGTTCCAGCTACCCACCAAGCCAGCGGCATTAGGAGTCAAGGTTGGGATAGACGACAACTTGTGAGCGATGGTGCACGCCCTAGCTGTGTCACTCTGCGTAGCTCCAGGACCAAAGCGCCCCCGAAGGGACAACTCGGTATAGTCGACGAAAATATTTCTACTCTCATCATACACGGGTCTCCAGTCAGCCAGTGAACCTAAGTTCATGAATCTGGTTTTGGCTGGGTCAGGTCCAGGGCCAATCATCTCGTACACTGTTTTCCGCACCCTTGACACGAAGTCAAGGATACGTACATCGGCATCAGGATTACTCCATCCGTCGAGGTAAGGTTGCAGTCGAAGATTGGTTTTCAAGCACTGGTGTTCGGAATCGAAAAAGCTTTTAACGGCTTTTGCCTCCAAGTCTTCCGACGAGGGGACGTCTCGATTCTTTCGCAGGAAGTCTGTAGCAGCCGAGGCTGCCCAGTAATCTTCCGAGTGCTCATAAGCTAGCGGGTCGCAAGTCATTTCGACTATTTGCGCCCACTCACGATACCTAATCAGTATTGCTACCGTTAAGCTTCGTGCGCAGTTGAGGCCCTCCATGAGGGTTATCACGTAACCGGGGACAGTCTCCTGTTCACCCGGCCTGGAAAGCACGGAAATTAATGCGTCTCTCTTCATTCAATTCTTTCTAAAAGGAGAGGTGATTTGGTGTCTAAGTTAGAAACTTAGACGTTTAGGTAGGTCCAAAACGTTCTTTGACGTAAGTCTTGAAGTTTGTCCCACCAACCAAATTCGCAAATTGTGATACGAACTCATTGATGTCTGCATCAGGCATGTCTTTCGGCATGTCCCAATCCATAAATCCACGGCCCTGATTCACAACCTTCGTGAGTCCAGTCGTCGTGTCGGTAGCGATTTGCGGGTAGACGAAAGTCGCCCGCGACCGCGTACTCTTCCCGTCCTTCGATGGCGCCTGCGTGAGGCGAATCTCGGGACGATGGGAGTCAGCGGTACCTACCGTCAGACTACGCCAGACAGCCGGGACGCCGGCGCCTGCTGAAGGGGTGACGCCAGTCCAGACTACGTCTGTGGTGCCATCATTCTTCTTTACTGTCAAATTGCCTATTGAGCTCATTTGAGTTTCTTTCTAGCATTTTCAATGCTTGTAACCGGGCAGTTTTTGAGCTAACAGCGACATTGCTGCTAACCCTCGCCGGGGTGATAATCGCCAAGGCGCGCGGATCTTGAGACTAACGTCAGGTAAGGGCCCAACAGTTCTCACTCGATCGTTGCTTCCAGTCTCGCCCCGTTTGATGAAATCGGGGTCACCTGCTTCCCAAGTAAAGAAGCAGGAATCTGTCACACTCTCCGAATAATACTGCTCGGCAACTTCTAAGCCAGCAAATTCGGTAAACTGTCCAAGGAACTCAGAACAATTTACAAACCAATCAAGTACAAATGAGTACGAAATCAGTTCGAAAGGAACAGCTGCCAGGTTGAGTAAACCCAGCCGGTTAGCGAGAAACAAGTTCGGGTTGCTAACCTTAACAGTGCACCCTTCAGAATATCGATATACCCCTTTATGGTGGCCGACCGGATTGAACTCCGGAAAGGACGCACTCCACTGGGGAAAATCCCAATACTCTGAATGACTTCCCCGTATGTAACCGACAGGAATGTCGGCTTGTAACGTCTGGAAGGCACCGTAAATGTCGCCGACAAGCGGCGACCACCCAAAGTGGAATTCGAGATAGTTATTGGCAAAAGATTTTGTCTTCGACCATGCCTTCTCTTTAGATTTCTTTTTGTACGTCGCAAGACGTCCAATTTTGAAATCAGTCTCTTCTTGGGACTTGAGGATCTTGGCGCGAGCCGCGATCTCAGCCTTACGTTTCGACTTCTCAGTACGAAGCCTAAGCTTCGGTTTCTGAGTTCCACCTTTCTCGAAGATTCCCAGGGCACTGGCGGCCCCGTAGAAATCCTTCTTCTTTAGAGCAGACGCAAACGATGCCATCTGAAGGAGACGCTTTGTGAGCATATCCATGGCTTGATGTCGTTCGGCGAGTGAGATCAGTAAAGACTGACTATCTCCGAGCTTCTTGAGTAGTCTACCATGCGCACGAGCTTTCGCTGTACCCCTGATATCGTACGGAAACCGGTTTTCGTCAGCCAAGTCGCCTAAATGAAAAGCGCGACACTGTCTTAAACCACTCACGTTCGCGGCCTGGAATTGCGGCCACGAGCTCCATTGAACCGTATAGTGATTAAACTTGCTATACGGAAGAGGCTTATTATAAGGCCTCTTCTGCCTATACCAGACCTTGTCTTGCTGGTCTCCAACATAAACCGTATTCGGTGGGTACCGATTGGTTGTGTTGGTTTGGGTATAGGGACCGGTAACTGGTATCATCTTTAGCTCCTTGCGGGGCTTTCGACTACCCCAGTTATGGAATTATCGATCTTTCCAAAGGACCGACGGCGTTCCTTAAGCCACTACTGGCCACGCCTAGTTTACGATCAGGCCAAAGGACTCACCGGGAAGGTGAAGCCTCTGACCGTGAACGAGAGTTAGTATTCCATGCGATTAAACTTCTTGTGGAAATTTCAAGAAATTAC